ATAACCGCACTCATCACCGCGATAGGTCCAGGTGCAGGTATTAGCCAGCATGATGCGCCCCGGAAAAACGGCACCATCCGTCTCCGTCGGCACAGCCAGTACAAAAGAGGCACTGACCGCACTCAGTTCGCTGCACTGCTCGATGCGCCAGCGGCTGATCACTTCCTGCTCCGGATCGGCGTCACGGTTTCCATTAACAAAGTTCACCGCATCCAGAAAACGGGCGTAAACCTTACGCCGGACCACCGTTCCGCCGACCAGACTCTGCAGATCTTCCACCATACCGGTGACCATACCGTACAGGTTAGAGACTTTCAGCGTTGGCCTTGCACTGGCTCCTTTGCCGTTCATCTCAAATCCACTTCCCTGAATGGGATAAGCCTGATACTGCCGCCCCTGCCAGATGACCGGCTCACCTTTTTCGTTCTGCTCATTACAGAAGAAATAACGATCTCCGCCGACCTCTGTCAGATCGATTTCCCAGAGCACGACCAGCGCGGATTGCTCCGTTTTAGTGCACTCATTGAGTGTTTCCTGCTGTATATCCTGCATCAGTGAGTGACCTCTTCAAAGGTACAGTTAAAATCGGTATACATGGCATTATCCGAAATGCTCCACTCCCTGCAGACAACCCGGACAGTCCTGTTGTGTTTTGGCGGACGCCACAAAAAAGCACGAATCCCGGCATGACGGGATAAAAAACTGTCCAGCGCGGCACGGGAATATTCATCTGTGACACGAAATACTGGTTTAAACGTTTTCAGATCCGCATTCAGACCACCAGCCCGTCGCTGTTCATATCCGTCACCAAACTTTACCGTAATAACTGATGGCTTTCGTGTCGTCTCCATCCCTTCACGGGGGATCCAGTTAAAAACTTCAGGCTCAGGCACTGTACAATCCTCCATCCCGACGCGATGACTGCATAATTGACACAACCCTGCTGTCGATCAGATCCACCAGTCCCCTGGCTGAGCGCGCATCTATCTCGCCATTGCTCCCTTGATTCTGAATGCTGATGTGATACACGGGAGAATAAACAAATCCACCGCCACCATTCACATTGCCAATGGCTCTGACCCCAAGAGAGCCGTCCGCTGCCCGGGTCAGTGGCATGATAGCTTCAGGCCCGGACTCACCCATCAGCCCGGCACCTTTCGCAAAAGCAAAATACGTCGGGGTATCCACAATGGTGTTACTGTAAGCACTCAGATTTGCCGATGTATAAACACCACCTTTTGCGTTTGCCACTGCACCGGAAAGCCAGTCGCCGACCGTACCAAGCCATCCTCCGGCACCGGACATGCTTTTGGAAAGTGACTTCAGCCCGTTAACGATGGCAGCGTTCATCAGAATTTTTGAAACTTCCTGGAGAATTGAACTCCCCCAGTTTCGCCAGTCCACAACATTTCCGGCCAGTGCATCGGAAATATTTGATACCAGCCCGTCCATAGTGGAAACGACAGCATCTGCCGCCTGCGAAGCATAATCGGTGGCACTGTCTGCCCAGTTCGTCAGCCCCTCTTTGAATCCGGCATTCCAGTTACTGCGTAAAGCATCAGCCTTTGCATAATAATCCTGCTGATCGCTGAGACGCTCTTCCAGATATTTTTTATTCAGTTCTTTCTCCTGTTTCCACAGGGCTTCTTCAATTTCTCCGGCCTGATACTGTCTCAGCAGCTCGTTATTTTTCTGCTCAAACGTCTGCCGGATACTCCACATTTCCTGGAGTCGTTCACGCATCCGTGAGCCTTCACCATATCCCAGCAACTGCGCGTCGTCAGATGCCCGGGCACTGGCATTACTGTCTGCCAGACTGCTCTCATACGCAGCAAGCTGCTCACGAATCTTTTTCTGGTCGATGAGTGCTGCATTCTGCAAAAGCGTTTTTTTCTGCGCTTCTGACAGGGTTGATAATTCGCCCTGACTGACCTGATATTTCATCTTAGCCAGTTCAGTATTCTGCCCTGCCAGTGCTATTTGTTCTTTTTGCTGTTTAATCAGCCGTTTATAAATATCTTCTGTTTTTTCCGCTTCGGTTTTTTTATGCGCTTTGGGTTTATTTGCCTGGTTATTTCGCCAGGCATCCAGTGAGTTATTGATATAATTCTGTCTGGCTGTCTGATACGCCTCTCCCACAAAGCCGAGATCATCCGCAGCATAACCCAGGCGGGCACGCTCACGGGCTTCCCCCTTCAGGCGGGACAGAGCCAGTTCGCGCTCGCTGTTATTCAGTGCAGTCTGCTGTTTATCATCCAGGGTTGCCTGTGGTAGCCGTAACGGTACATTCACCAGCCCCTGTCGCTGCTGAAGTAATTCATTACCGAGCCCGAGAAGGCGATTAAACTCGGTATACTGCCCATTCATGATCAACAGGGACTGATACGCTTTGTTTTGTTCCGCGGCCTGTTGACGGATCAACGCCACCCGTCGCTCCTCCAGCCCGGCAAGCACATCCTGAATGGATTGCGCTTTGCCCTGCATTTGTGTGAGACGGGACTGTTCAACTGCCAGTTGATTTGTTGCTTCTGCAAGCCCTTCTGTGACAGTTTTTACCGACGTCATGTGGTTAATCATAAAACCGTTATCGGTTGTCCAGCCCGGGTTTGCCAGCACATACTGATAGCCAGCAATTTTTTCCTGTAAGGATTTAATCTTACTTTTCTGCTCGTCAATTAACCTGTTTTGCTCATCAAGTGCCTGCCGCGTCTTTTCCTCATTATCTGACGCTTCAGGAAGCGACATTGCCGACGTTTTCTGGCGAATTTCGTCGATTGTTGCGGCATACTGGCGTGCAGATTCTCTGGCCTGCTCCTGATTCTGATACATCGTGTACCAGGCCGCGGCCCCCAGCATGACAAGCCCCGGCACACCCCCAACCAGTCCCAGTGCTCCACTTAACAGACGACTTCCCACTGACGTGACACTATTCAGCGTTGTCTGTGCTGCTGTTCTGGCCGCAATATTACGGGTAAGTGATGCCTGGGCAGCAGCCAGTTTCGCTTCTGCGGCTGCCTGCCTTTCGGTACCGCGAGCAGCAACAACCGCCTGTTGCGCACGATAAACCGCCGCACGCGCCCTGGCTGTTGCTATCTGTGTCCCCCGGAGCTGCGCTTCCGCAAGAGCCACTTCGTTTCTGGCTGCAGTAATTAATCCGGCAGTTGCAGATCCAGCAGAAGACGCCATATTGCCAAAATATCGGGCTACCCCGACGGCAACCAGAGCACCGGCAGCGGTTGCCACAGTGTCAATATTGCCTGCAATACCATTCAGCACACCGGAGAGCGTCTTCGTCACTCCGCTTGCCTCGTTCGCACCACCAACCCAGGCCATAAAGGCGTTTTCAACTTTGGTTGCAGAGGATGAAACCGTATCAGGCATTGCCGCATATTCATCACGTAATGCCCCAAGCTGACTAATCAGTGCAGGAACAACCTTATCGGCGGTCAACTTTCCGTTATCCGCCATGGCCTTCAGATCCTTACGGGCAACCCCCATTCCCGCAGCCAGCGCACGAATAACACGATCGCCGTTCTCATTCACCGAGTTAAACTCTTCACCGCGCAGCACTCCCTGCGCCAGTGCCTGACTGAACTGCGTGATCACCGAACTGGCTTCTGCTGTACTGGCACCGGATAATTTCAGGCCCGTGGAGATCGCCTCGGTGACTTTCAGTACCTCCTCAGAACTGTAACCATACTCCCGCATGGAAGCTGCAGAACGGGCAAAAAGGCTGGCGTTATCAGAAAACGCCGTCCCCGTTCTCTGGCTGATCGCCATTAATTCACGCTGTGATGCCTGAAAATCATCACTGGACTGTGAGGCCTGCTTCAGACGGGCATTTACTGAATTCCACTCATCGGCGAGAGAAATAAGATGACCGGTAGCAAAAGCCCCGGCAAATGCCCCCGCCATATTCAGTGCCGAAGATTTAGCTGTATTTATCTGATCCGTCACTTCTGCCAGTGCACGCCGCATTTCACGGGATGCAGCAGCAGACTGTCGGCCTCCGTTCTGCATGGTGCGGTAGTAATCCTGCCCCATACGCGAAGCCCGGGAGATCTCTGACTGGAATGACCGGGAGTTTGCCGAGATTTTAATAATCAGTTCACGTAATGTCGCCATTTACTTTACCCCATAAAAAAACCGCTTCTGCGGTTTTTTAAGATGATAATTATTGGCAAAACAACTTATATTTTTCCATACTGCTTGGATCATGATCATTAACAATTGTTACAGTCCCATGACTCTTAACTTTTCCATCCACAACTTCCAAATAAACAAAATATGGTTTTTTCCCTGTATATCCACCAAACGTGTTTTTTGAATTAACATCCCCACAAACATAACCATATAAATCACCTGACTTATGAAAAAAAGAATTAAATTTTGCACTATCAGGATCAATAAGCTTATCTTTAACTAAGTTTTCCCCTAAAGAAATAACATAATTATCTGATGGTTTACATGCACTAATAAAAAACAAACAAGCTAATGTCACCACTGATTTTCTCATGATTAATCCTCCTGACTTTGAGTTAAGCATTCAATTTCAAAACGATTAAAAAATTATCTTATAGTGAAGACATTAGAGCAACCTCTAATCCAATAAATGGATCATCGCATTTATTTTCTTCTGAATCATGCTCCCACTGAAGAAGCGCATCATTCAGTGGCACTTTGACCCCCTGCGCACCGTAAACCGCAGAAACTATCTGGGCTGCCCGGATATCAGCCCGTTCGTCCCCCAGCGGGCTGAATCTGTCAAATTCTGCCCACATCATGATTTCTGATGAGGACATTTCCCGGCGTAACTCTGACAATGTGCGCCCCATCCTGAGCGCCAGCATCATCAGAAAACGCATCCCCGGAAGTGCTACTTTTTTTTAACCTCTACAGCATCACTGATCAGTTCCAGAGACTGGCGAAGCAGACGCGCATGTACCGGGCCATACACGGCAATCACCTGTTCACGATCATCCTCTGAAAATACCGGGTGCAGTCCGGTATCACACAGAACATCAATGAACAGTTCAACATCTGCCTCCAGATTTCGGCGGGCGCGCTCCGCAACGGATAACGGTGTCTCATCATCTTTTGCTTTAACGATCTCCTGCCAGCGCAACCAGGCTTCTGCAGAAGGTTCCCGTAATACAACCGTTGCCCCTTCCCATTCAGGCACATCAACAGTTTTATGGCGAAACCCCGACATCGTTGCCAGTGCCAGATTACGGATATTTTTAGTCATCACACCCATCCTCATTAACTGACGGTAACAGTGCAGGAAGTGGAGGTCACCTTGCTAACAGGACTTGCTGAATCAGAAACTTCACAGGTATACACGCCAGCATCACCGGATGCTGCAGATGCCTTACTGAACGTTGCCGCCGTCTGTCCGGAAACAGGAGAACCGCCTTTTTTCCATACATAAGAATAAGGCGGCACACCACCGGCAACCTCAACCACCATTTCGAGTTTCGCTCCGGCAGAAACCTGCAGCGTGCTGTTTAAATCGACCTTCACTTGCAGCGGCTCTGTCGTCAGCACCGGTTTACCTTTCAGGCGCAGGGAAAACGTTGCAGCCACAACACCGTTGGTTCCTGCAGACCAGGTATGCTGACGCACCTCTGCCATAAAGGTAAATCCGTTGCCTGACGGAAAAATAACTTTGAAACCATATGTGGTGTCATTGTCATAGGCACTACGCAACGCATTCTGGGCAGCATTGAGATAAAAGTTGCCTGACATGGAAATCTCTGAAGCCGCCCCCAGACCGTTAATATTTTCCTGCTCAACAGAACACAGCGTGGTGACATCAATATCCTGTTTCTGCCCGGCGGTAAACTGAACCTCTTTAATCGTACAGCTCAGTTCCAGAAAACTGGCATAACTCAGCGTTTCTGCCGTTACTGGTGCTGCCGAGATCATAACTTTAGTCTGCTGAGAACGTTCAAAATTAGAGGACATACTCATCTCCTGAAAATAAAAAACCCGCCAGCGGCGGGTGGGGAAAATCATTAACAGCCTCAGGCGATTACCTGAAATTCAAGCGTGGCTCTGCTCAGACGGGAATCAGGATCATAACCCTGCGTTTTAGAAATAACGGAGGGTACCAGTTCCCTTACCGCATCAAGCGCCTGCTCACGGATATCATCTGCGTCATCAGGTACCGTTGCCCAGACGTCGATCTGCACGGTAATTCTGGATTCAGCCTGACCATCAAGCACATCAGACGCCGTGTCAGACACCACAGAAAACACCAGCCACGGCGGAAATACCGCAGGCTTTCCCTCCGTCAGCGGGACCACATAAGGATAGACCTGTCCTCCGGCCAGCGGAGACAGCAGGGAATACAGTGTGGCCTCTCTCATTTACTTAAGACCTCATCAATAGCCTGATTCATTCGCTGTATGGCAATCTGTGCTGCCAGTTCCTCTGTCGTATCGAAAGCCGGGCGAATGAACGGATGCGCGGGCATGTTTATCGTTCCCAGCTCCACAAAGCGCCAGTAAAACGCATTTCGGGGATCGCTGGCTTTCATGCTGTTATCACTGTTTCCGGTTCGCAGGTTCCGTCCGCGAATGTGGACACCCGAGATAATTTCCCCCCGACGCTTTGAACGCTGCGTGAGAACAACCACATTTTTCTTCAGTTTCCCGGTTCGCTCCGGCGCACGTTCAACAACTGCATCCCGCATAACTTCAGCACCGGCACGGGTGGCATCACGCAGAACCTTATTGTTTTCTGCCCTGCTGAGCGTCTCCAGATCCCGTGCAATATCTGCCAGGCCGGAAAAATCAAGACTGAAATCCATCACACATTCCCCTTCAGGCTGCAGAGTATTTCAAGCCGGGTGGCGCGTGCATCCGGTATTGGTGGCCCTTCTATACCCAGAATGGCTCCTTTAAATGCACCGGTCAGCACTTTCAAACGTGAAGTCGCTGTCACATCGCGCCGAAATCGCATCCAGACTCTGACCGTAGCCTGAGCGGTTTCTGCACCTCCTGATATTCTCTCCCTCCCGCTGATCCCCTTAACTTCTGCCCATACGGTTGTCCCCTCCGTCATTGTCTCCACCGGATGCCCTGACGGAGAGCGGGCGGTGGTGACATTCAGAATAGTTACGCGATCACGTAATCTGCCCGCCTGCATGGTTCCTCCTACAATGGAATAAAACGATAAGGCTCCAGCAGAGAAGAAAAACCAAACGGGACTGGTGCCTTGCTGACATCTGAGGAATTTTCCCGGTTTTCGTACCAGTGTCCGACCAGCAACATGAGCGCCAACAAAACATCATCAGCTATAAGCACCCCTTCAGAATCACCTTCCGGCACCGTCTCCTCATAAAGCTTACGGTTGATAAAATTTTCTGCCTTGCGGCAGGCAGCCCGGAAATACAGCATCAGTAACTCATCATCAGTTGCATCATCTGTATCAATACGGCACTGCGCCCTGAGTTTTTCCACTATTGCTGCCATCAGAAACTCCTGCCCGCAACACTGTGCGGGCATAAAAAACTGCATTACGCAGCGGCTTTCTGGCGGGTTGCAGCACCGATCTTCATCAGCTTAATCGCCTGAGAATCCACCAGCATACCGCCGGTTCGTTTGGTTGTATAAAAGCCCACAAACGGTTTGTTGGTGTAAGGATCGCGCAGGATGCGGGTGCCGATACGATCAACGATGGTATAGCCGCGTTTGAAGTTACCAAACGCAATAGCTTTTGCATCGGCAGCAATATCCGGCATCTGCTCATTCTCAACGATGCCATACCCCGCCAGTGAAGAAGGCTGACCCAGCTCAATGCCCGGACGCCACAGATAATTTCCGTCGTTATCCTTCAGCAGGCGAATGGCAAACAGGCTGCTGTTATTCATCATGAACTTCGCGCCGCTGCGATGCGCCTTGCGCAGGGTGTAAATCAGTTTAATGATCGCATCGGCAGTCACGCCAGAAGCCGCACCGGAAGCGATGTGCTGAAGTTTGCCAAACGCACGGGTCTTGTCATCTTCATCGGTGGACTCATAAGCCAGAAAACCTTTTGGTTTTTTGCTGCCGTCGCCACTGGTAAAGGCAATTTCTTCCTGTTCGGCAAATTCCAGCGCCAGCTCACTGTTGATCCAGTCTTCCACATTGAAGAAAGCGTCATCGAGCATTTTCTGGGTGGCCTGCGGGTTGCCGTAGATTTCCCCCATAAAGGGTTCAATCAGCCCCAGTTTTGAGGTGGCAGTTTCCGGACGTGCATCCGTTTCCCCCACCCATCCGGACGTTGTGCCGCCCAGATTCACCAGTTTTTTATAATCCGAGCCCCCGAGGGTGATCACAGTGGCTTCCTGGCGCATCACCACCTCATCTTTCAGTAGCGTCAGAATGGTGCGATCCAGTTCTTCCGGAATGGCATAACCGCCATCTTCATCATTGCCCACCTGCAGCGCCTTACGCTCCAGCTCACGCAGGCCGTCTTCACGCCCCTTGCGCATAAAACCGATAAACACTTCTTTATGTTCACCGGCAACTTTATTTTGCGTGCCGCCTGCCGGACGTTTTACTTCAGCCAGCTCAGCCTCAAGATCGCTTTTCAGGTTCTCCAGCTCGCTGATTTGCCCGTTCAGGCTTTCCACTTGTTCGGCCAGCTTGCCTTTTTCCTGTTCGATCGCTTCAATGCGCTTGTCGTTTTTTGCCTTAAAATCGTCAAACTTCTGCTGCAGCTCCTGCGCGACCTGCTCCACATCTTTAATGTCAGCCATTATTTTTCTCCTGGTTAAAATTTAAGATTTTTCAGTGCATTCAGTGCGGCATCCACATCCTCAGCATCACGCAGGGATAAAGCGCCATATCCCCCGGCCATGAATGCTTTGGCCTGGGTTCGCGAGAGTCCAACATCGCGCAGGACCCGCTCAATGATTTTTTGGTCAGGGATCTCACCACGCGCCAGCGCATTTTTCACATCGCTGATGCGTGCTTCATCATTGGAAGGAAACGTCACCAGACTGACCTCCCACAGGTCGATCTCTTTCAGCAGGAATACCCCTTTTTCACGGTCGTACTCCCAGTCTTTCAGGATGTAGCCAATAGAAAGGCCGGTTAAAGAACCGGCCTTCATATGGGCATGTGCACGTTTTGCCAGGGGATCATCATCAACGAGTAATCGCCCCCTGACGTAAAGCCCGACATCATCTTCTTTCATTTCGGTGTACACACCGATGGGCTCATCCATACGGTGCTGCCAGAGCAACGCAGGCAGCGCCTTTTTTTCGATCCATTTCTGGAGTGTTGTGGTAAAGGCACCAGGGACCACCACATCATCGTGGCTGTCCTTAACACCAAAAACAGAACCGTAACCTTCAAATTCCCCGGAATCACTGACGGATTTCAAGTTCAGCGGTATATCAAGACGCTGTTTTGTCTGCATCTCCACTCTCCTTTTTCTTACCGTTGTCATCGCCAGCAGAGGGACTGGTAGTCATGTTCATCGGCGTCAGATACACATCACCGCCCGGTCGGGGGTTCATATCTTCCAGATCACGGCAGTCATTCGGGGAATAAATACCCCAGTTAATCCCCGTGGCATACGCTTCAAAGCGGGATTTCATGTCACCACGCAACAACGCCCCGGCATTAAATTTGG